GTTGGTAACTTGTACTCTTCTGTAGTACATGTTGGCATTAGCGGTGAGGGTCTCGCCATCTGGGGTGCCATTGTAAGCGCCGTTGGTGGTAACGAATGGGTTCGAAACCATACCATAACGGGTCTTGAAGCCGATCTTAGGCTGGAAGGTCTCAGGATCGATCGAACGTAGCATCTGGAGAGGTACGTATGGGCAATAGAAGAGTCCTGCATCATAAGGTGAGGAACCCTTATAACCCATTACATAATAGTGCTTGTCCGAAACGTTAGCTGAATAAGGATCAACGAAGACCTTAATACGACCGTTGATGGTGCCAACAGCGAGGTTGCCAGTGTCATCAACGCCACCGATGGAAGGACCACCAGCACCAGTTAGACCTGAGGAATAGTCAAGAACACCTGCCATTGCAAGAGCTGAAGCAACGTCAGCTGAGCAGATTAGGAAGTTGCCCTTTCCTCTACGAGTGTCTTGTGCAATTGCGTTTGCATCACGCTCGATTTGGAAAAGAAGACCCTTGAACTTCTCAACAGACCAACGACCGTTTGAATCAACGTCAAGGTCAAATACACCAGCAGTTGCAACGTTGTTCTGAGCACCCTTCTTAGCGACGGTGTAAACAGTACGAACAACTTCACGGTTGATTTCTGCAAGAACTTCGCTTGAAAGAATATTTGCAAGCTCTTGCTCAGCATCAAGACCATGAATAGCCTTGAGGTCTTGAGCGAGTTCTAGGGTGTACTCAGCACGTAGTGCTCTGGACTTTGCAGTAACAGAGGTCTTCTCGATGCTGAAGCTCATCTCACGGAAGAGACGACCAGCTTCGCCCATACGCTCAAGATTCTCACGACTCATACCACGAGCAACTTCATAAGCATTAGCAGCAGGCGAAGCGTCGTTAAGTAGAGCAGGGTTGTTACCCTCAGAATCTCCACCTGAACCAGCACCATTGCGAACGCTGTAGTCGCCAAGTGCGTTATCGTAACCAGCAGAGAATCCAGTGTCAGGCTCGTTGAAGAGTGCCTCTTCACCAGCTTGATTCTCGTAGCGTGAACGCATTGCGAAGATGAGTCCATTAGGACCGCTCATTGGCTGAACACCACATACGTCATATGCCATAAGGTTAGGCATAGAACGACGAACTAGGCTGATTAGAATTGGATCAAAACCAGCAAGTCCAGTTGCATTGTTAGCAGCTGAAGATAGTGCAGCACCTGAAGCACCAGCAAGACCAGCAGAACCAGTGAAGCTGTTTACAGGGGTTGTCTCGTTAAGAATAGCTCTCTCTTCACGGAGTGCTCTCTCTTGGTTTTCCAGGAGAACTGCGGTAACAGCCTGTCTGTAGCTATCCTTGATGGAAGGAGCCTCGGAGTGCTCAAGAACAGGTGCCCACTTTTCCTGGAGATGTCTAGCGTTAAACATTAGTTTCTCCTTGTGTTTTCTTTGAAAAATTGGTATGTATTATTTATAAAATTCACTTCCAGCGTGAAATTGCATTGAGGTATGCAGCCATTGCTGGCGACATATTTTCAGATGCTACTGGAGTTTCATCGGTTACTTCTGCAACAGGTGCAGCATTTGGGAAGTATGACTCACGAAGAGTCTTAACTGCTTCAGTAAATTTCTCTACTGATTCAAATGTTACTCCCTCTGCCAATGAAGCAAGTTTCTCTTTCTGAGTATCAGCAAGTCCTTCTGAAATATGATTCAGAATTACTTCTCTGTGTGACTCAGCAAGACGCTTATTTAATTCAATATTACGCTCAACCTGTTCGTTGAGGCGTGCTTCCATCTCACAAAGCTGTTCAGACATTTCCTCGACAACATCAACTTTGTCGTCAGGAACGCTGATGTAGTGCTCCTTGAAGAGATTCTTAAGACCTGCAATGAAGTCTTCAGTGATCTCGTTACGAACACCACGATCAATAGCGACTTGATTTTGCTCTACCCAATTGGTAATAGCATAGTTAACGGTTCCCATAACCTCTTCAGAAAGTTCTGCTTTAACAGCTTCAACTTTCTCGTTAACTCTTGATTCAAAAGTTTCTTCTAACTTAGCTGCTTCTTCCACGAGACGTGACTTGACAGCAGCTTCTAGAATTGTTTTTGCCTTTGTTTTAAAATCTTCCGAAAGATCTTCGCCTTCGGTAAGAGCAGCAACATCACCAGATAAGTCAATCTCCTCAAACGAAGGTTTGATTGGATAGGTTACATCTGGACCAGTACTGGTTCCATATGCTACCTGAGCGCCAACTGTAGGAGTTGCATTCATGCCAGTGGATTCTCCAGCTCTTTGCTGAGGATCGCCACTGACTGGTGTAATTGGAGCAGCTGCTTTAGCTCCAGGATTATCTTCTCCCTCATCATTTCCATCTGGCTTAGGGCCACCGAGATCGGTTCCTTGAGTTTGTTGATAAGGAGCAACTGCTTGGGTAGTAACTGTAGGTTGTGGATCTTTGCCACCACCTCTGGTCTGAGCATCGCTAACCTGACCAGGAGCTGAGCCTTGACCACCTGGAATAACTGCTGCTGTTACGGTTGGCATAGGATCCCCCGCTTCAACAATAATTCCAGCTTCAGTTACAAGCTCCTCAAACTTTTCGTTTAACTTATCTGACATTTGAGTTTTTCCTCGTAATTTTCCTATAAGATTATTCTATGATTATTTATTAAATTAGAGATTTGACAAGAAATTATGGAATGCTTTCAGCTTCCTTTCTTCCAAATTTCTGCGGGTTGCTTCTGAAATATATTGTTTATACTCCGATACACGGTACTCTTTTAGAACACCATTGTTCCAAACCCATTCTTTTCCTTCCATGATTCCCTGAACAAAAGCATCAGGTGCAGAAGGATCTGCTACAATATCAGCAGCAGTCGCAAGCATAAAGTCATCACGAACATATTTCACTCCATTGCGTTCTTCTAAAGAACCCATGCCTCTAGAAGAAACGCCAAGTTTTACTCCTTCATCAAGAAGTGACTTGGCAATTTTACCCATTGGTGTATCAAGAATACGTGCTTTACCATAGAAGTTAGAACCTTCACAACGAAGTTCTACGATTTTATGTGACACACGATCAAGATTAATTGATGGTCCATCTGGATGGCCAAGTTCACCAAGAGCACGACCAGTATTTACATACTGCTCATTATATTTTTGAACCTCACGATCGAGAATATCAAATGGATAAACTCTTCCATTACGGTTCTTCATTTCTGATTGAAGGAAGATACCTTCAATGTAAAGATTCTTCTTGCCGTTAGATTCTTCGACAAGAACATTTACCTCTTCGATATTTTCTGTGATTAGTTTCATTGGTCCTCGATCTGTTCTACTGGTTCGTCAAAGTACGTATTAGCGACAATTTTTTTATATGTGTCAATTGCCTCTGCTGCTTTATTGGTTAATAGATCATTGATCTTATCCAAAGCATCAGCTCTTTTCTTATCGTGAAGTAAATTCACAATATCTACTACTCCATTTTCCATAATTAAAAATTAATTTATATATTATTTATTAGAACTTGGAGTTTTAGGTTTTTGTGCTGCTAATTGCTTTTGTCTTTCAAAGTCAGCTTCTGCTTTTGCAGCATCTAATTCTGGTTGCATTGCATCATTTTGCTGTGACATCATATCCATAGAATTAACATCTACAGGATCCAATGCCATACCAGATTCAATATCTTTTTTCATCTGCTTAGCAATTTCCTTATATTCTTTCTCGGTTTGCATGAGAACCTGACGGCGAACATATTCCGTAGAAAAATATTTGCCAACAAAAGGATCCATCTGAGTAACAAGATTAACACGCTGAAGCATTAATTCTTGTTGCTTGAGTTCATTAAAGTGATTATCGAACAGGAAGTCATATTGAATATGCTCTTCCATATCTTCCCAATCTTCTGGGGTAATAATACCTTTTAGGATTAATTGGGTCTTGAGAATATCGTGGAATAGTTCGCTGAAACGCTTGCGGAGACGACCGATAAACTTAGCAAACTTGAGTTCATCCCTGAGAACTTCTGTGGTCTTACCAAGATTAAACCCTTTGTTGTCATCCGTAAGGCGAGAAGGTGGCAAGTTGAGTGAGTTGTAAAGTTTCTTTTTGAAATACTCAACGTCCTTGAGTTCACCAAGATTCTGACCGCCTGGGAGTGTAGTGATTTCAGTTCCTCTACCACCTTCACGACGAGGGAGCCAGAAGTCCTCAAGCATTGACATATGCTTTTTGTCATCACGAATCTCTCCTGTTGAAGCATCATATACAAGTTTGTTTCTATAACGTGCCATCACATCACGAAGGTATTGTTCTGCTTTTACCTTAGGTAAATTACCTACATCAATATAGAAAATTCTACGCTCAGGAGCACGAGACAATCTATAGATAACAAGTGAGTCCTCAATCATGCGAAGCTGATTAAGTGACTTGATTGCCTTATGTAAAAAACTTAGTGTAATCTTTTTGTTAAGATCCATCAAACCAGAGTTTGATGTTGCAATAGAATCTGATGCGATCTTAATACCATTTGCTGTACTAAAATCAGAAGCAGAATTAGCTGGTAAACTTGCGCCGAAACCTTTGGGATTGTAGATATAATAATCAATATAATCTCCCCAATCATACTCAAGAGCAGAACCTCTTTCTTCCTGCGATCTTGATTTATCTTTTAATTGCTGTCTTACTTTACGAATTTTAAGAGCGTCAATATAACGAAGTTCTAAAATTCCTTTACGAGGATTATCAAGATCAACTACTTTATGATAATGGATGCGACCATCTACATACCAAGTCCTGATAATCTCGTGTGCTTTTTTATCGAAACGAAGTAACTTTTTAATGTAGTTAAACTCGTCTCTAATTTTGTTTTTAATATTTTGACCAACATCTAGATTAGATAATTCAATCTCTACTGGAGAATCATCTGCATCACTTACAACAAATTCATTT